TCGTCAGATTCCTTGTGTTCAGGTTGTGGGTTATGGTAAACGAAGCAGATGAGTTGTTGCCAATCGTTTGAGTTACGACGCGAGCCAACGAAGGAACGGATGTTGACCTCGTGCCAGCATCACCGCCTGCGGCGAGGTTTGTTCTTGCGTCCGCTTCCGACGATGCGTTGGTACCACCATGTTCAATACCGACATCTGTGGCAGACCACGTGCCAGTAGTGATTGTCCCAAGAGTCGTGATTGTTGATTGACCGACGTAGGTGGCGGCGATGTCGACCGCGTCTGCGGTGACCGTAATTCTGTTCGCAGTCCCAACGACGTTGATGGTGTTGCCATCCTTGACCAAACCATCACCAGAAGTAAACGAACCAGTACCAGAGAATTGCGTCCAGTTAATTGCATCGGTGCCGACAGTAAGCGGTCCATTGGATGAAATGGCAAATCCGTGGTCTGCGTTCGTGGTACCTTCTTCAACGAACGTGAATGTGCCGCCCGAAAGTTCGCCAGTGTCCGCGGTTCCGTTGGCGTCGGACGAACGGGAAGCGGCACCAGCCGCAACGGCGACGTAGATGCCGTTCTCGGATGCGGTGCTTTGGTTCTTGACGAGGACTCTGTCGCCAGCGACGAGAGTTACTCCGTCAATTACGTCGCCAGCCTGAAGGTCCTCGGCGATATTAATCGCCGCAGTTGTCGCGACGCGCACCGACTTCTTGACATCGAGACCCTGGCGGGCAGCGTCAACGTAAGACTTGTTGGCGGCGTGGGTGTCCTGTGTCGGGGTGCCGACATGAATCCTTCCGCTACCATCACGTTTGGCGAGTGTGCCGCCAGTTGCGTCCGCTGTTGCGGCGGTTAGGTCGTTGAAATGCGCGGCGGTTAGCAAGCCCGCATCGTCAACATCGGCAAGATTAAGTTGTAGAGTTACCGCACCAGAACCTTGCGTAACGGTAAGCGCCGTCGCATTCGCTCCAACCGACGAAACGGAGTACACCATTCGGCGCCATTCTGAACCCGAATAGACCTTGATGGTGTCTTCGGTTGAGTTATAGATGAGGCGACCCTCAAAATTGCCCGAATTCGGGTCATTGGCCAAAACTTCAAACGTGGCACTAATCAGTTGGTTCTGATTAAGGTTTAGATTCGTCAAGAACTTCTGAGCCATTGTTTACCTCACGTCAAATAGGCGTAACCCGAGAAGGGGGCCGAAAAGGTCACGACCACCTGAGAATTACTTAAATATTGTACTTCACCGTAAACCACCGTGTCTGCAGAATCCACAACAGTTACCTGTGGCTTGCCGCCAAGCGTGTGGTTAATGGTCCATGTTGAGGAAACAGAAGCCTGTGTGTGGGTATGGCGATTCGTTAAAACGAATTGACCAGTCAGGCTTGTAAGTGTTACGAGATTTGGTGAGACATCGTCAACATTTACGTCAATTCTTTGTTCTTGAACGATGACTTGGTTTGGAACAGCGTTACTCATCTGGTCACCTCAGGTGACAAAGTAAAATTACCTTGCAGTATTCTGCTGACGATTCCATTTGATGCAACGATTTCTAAATCATAAACACCAGAACTTTCTATTGCCGAGGTATCGGCAGCGGTGATATTCAGTTCAATAATTCCTGTCGCACCGCCAAGTAAGATTCGTCCGTTTTCTGTGGTGAGTGAAATAAGAGTCGTGCTTGATTCAACTGTTCTTCGTACCTGCATTCTTGCCGTATAGCCAGTGAGATTCCACGGTAGATATGTCGGGTCTGCTGGCGGTGTCGAAGGGTCTGGATACTTGAACGTGAGCGTGCGACCAAATGTCGCGCCCGCCTGACAAGTTATGTTGTAAATACCAGCAAGCATCGACGCGCGCTCCTAATCACTTCGTCCAATTGTAGATTACGCGCCCAACAAATTGCGGGCAGTAATTACAAGACGCTTGCTGATTCCTTGTTCTTACCGACCTTCTTTAGGCCCATTGACATGGCAACCGACAAAGCAACGGCGACGACGCCGACTTTCAAGTTGTCTGTCGATACCAGACCGTCAAAGTCTGCACCAGTGGCAAGCCACGCACCCAAGTAACCCTGAAGAAACGTGCGCGCCGCCCTTTCAGCAACATCCTTAACGAATGAGGTAGCCATAAACCCTCCTTATGGTCATATCAATTTTACCAGTTATGCAAGCGGAGCGGTGTTGAGTAGACCATAAGTTGGGTCATCAAGAATCAATGGCAATTCATCGTAGGCTTCGTGGTTCAACACGAAACCCATCGGCTTGGTTTTCTCAATTATGGCGACAACTTCTGGTGAGGTATCTCCGTTCTGGGAAACGCCAGGCGTTTCTGACAAGAGCGTGTAAACGTTTATTTGAAAGAACTGTCCACCTGGGAAGACCAGAACGATTTTTTCTCCACTCAAAACCTGTTTTGTGCATTCTTTGATTGCCTCAAGTGTTCCAGCATTGCGACCAAAATAAGCGTTCTCCAATTGCCACGTTGTGAAGGTGTCAACGTTGCCAATTGATTCAACTCCCGCTGCTGTTGCAACACTTCTGAATAGTGGGGCGCCGTTGAATTGAGACAACCAATCCACATAGTCTGCATCTACGTATGATGGATTCATTAATTGACTGTATCGCCAACTTTCATTACTGTTTGCTATTGATATGTCATTGTTTAAGTATTGATAAAACTTCGTATAAAGTTTTGCCGCAAGTGAGCCAGTGTGTGTAAAAGAATGAAAAAGTTTAGTAAATGGATAATTTGGGTATTCTTGAACTTTGTCTTTGTCCCATATGAAAGTGGGCAAAAATTTTCGCATATTGTAAACAAAAAAGTTTTTTGACCATCCAACCTCATTTATGATGTGCGGCATAGACATATAAATTGGGTCTGTAAGTTGATACTGAATCGTTAGGGAAATCGCAAATTGAATAGTGTCTGCGGAAGTATCAATGTCACCAACTTCTATGACAGGACTAAAAACGACATTCCATTGATTTGAAATTAGTTCTTGAGTGTGAGAAACAGATGTTCCCTTAGTCACGTTGGTGAGTGTTGCAGTTACCATGGCTTGCTGCCCAGACATAGATGATTGTCTGGATGGATACATTTGGCAGTGAAATTGAGCCTTTCTGTTATTAATGTCTTCATCTGGTGGCACCACGCTAGAAAGCGAGCACGTCATCGACGATGTCGTGGTCGGAGTGAGTTTTAGGGAATAATACAGTCCATCTATTATTGTGTCGCCAACTACCGAACGTGTTGAGTTTGTCGATGTCCACGAATGAGAATATGTTTCTGGAGATAAAACATTCCCGTTAGCAGAAAACTTGTAAAACTTATTCGCAATGGGAATTATGTTGCGTGTTGGATTGGATAAGTCCATAAATCAAACTGATGCAGACTGCATTGTCAGCACGACTCGTTGTTCGCTTAATTTCAACAAACTTCCTTTTTTGGAAAAGAGAAAGTCATTTCCGCTTGCCGCTCCCCAGGGTGTCAACGTTACGGTTGCCGAGCCCCCAGAAGAATATGTTCCGCTGGCACTTGCGTTTACAACTTTAAATGTTGTGGCAGTTCGTTCTGTTATTACCGTTGACGTGCTGTTGAGTCCAGATGGGGTTATCCCGCTTACAGTTACGGTGTCTCCGACGGCAAAAGTGTTTGCTGCGGTGTATGTTACGGTCTGAGACGCACCAGCACCCTCTCGTACGGCGTTTGTTACAGAAGCAGAATCTGTAATTGCAAGACTCAACGAACTCACTGATTTTGCAAATGAATGATTTAAAATAAATTTAAGAACTGTGTTGTATCTAAGTCTATCTTCATCAAAATCTGAGAATTCTGGAGAAAAGAATCTAACCAAATTTGTGGTCAGCGCCTCTGTTATTTCGGAAACATCAAACGTCGAATAGTATTGAATCGTTGCGGTTATTTTAAAATCAAGAAGATATGGGTCAACTGTTCCAATATCCATTCCAGCAACAGAACGCAAAGCAACGGCACTTGTTATGGTGTTTTTTTCAGATTCGGTTAAAAGTCTTTGCGGTCCATAAGCAAACAAAGTTGCATGTCCAGCAACAGCGGCGTCAGCAACTCCAAAACTTCCATCTTTGTCTGTTAGGTCGTACGTTTTACACCTCGAAATTAAAGTTGGGTTTTCAACCAAAACGTAATTTTGGACTTGTCTTGCCGTTACGAGCGCGGATGTCATTGTAGATAAATTTGCAACGCCCCTTTCTAGAAAAATATCAAGCGGTTCTGCGTCTTGCCCCTGAACAAAACTCCCAGCAGCAACCGCAGAAAGTACGTCTGGTTTATAGGAGAGGATTGACAAATTCGTAGATGACGGAATGACTGGAATCGTTCCAATGTTTGTGCAGGTGCAGGTAACGGAACCAGTTGGCAGTGGGTCACCTTCTGTATTCGCTGCTATTTCAAGTAGTGTATTTGTTTCAAATGTATATTGAATTTCCAAATCGTCATCTTGAATCAAATAAGAAACTATTGTTCCTGCGGGAATGGTAGCGCCATCATTTGTGTTTGCCGTAAAGGTGACACTCATTGTTGCTCTTGTGCCATCGTTGTATGGCGTTCCAAGCATCTTTATTGCGCCCAAAAACAAAGAATCTGGCAATCTATTGATGGCACCAATGTTTAATGCAGACATGTAGGCAAAAGCCTGAAACATCGCATCCTCGATTGTCCCCACCCGTAGTTCAAATCCAGGAACAACTGTTTTGGCAACTTCTATTGCGTCAAGATAAACCTGCGTTGGAGAAATATCAAGCGGTGTTAGGTCGACGTATTGGCGAAAATCTGCTGACATGAGTGCTACCTATTGTAAACGAATTTGACACTGGTAACGCCAGAATCATCTGTTGCAGTGGAACTTATGCCTTCTATGCGTATTTCTGGAATGAACTTATTTGCGACAATCATTAACTGCTCTGGCGAAACTGTTGAGAAACTTGGGTCGGCGACACCGAAATCGGGAGTGAATGGAAAAACAAAGGGTTCAGTCAATAAGCAAATACTCAACAATTGCTTAATATAATCGTCTGTACCGTCACGTAGGCGCACCATGCTTCTGGTGTCGTTTGAAAACGTTATTGGAAATTTTAATGCATCCATAAATTCTCCTATGTAGTTGGCTGCTTAAACGAGGACAGATTAATGGCGGGTAGTGGCGGCACCAATTTTGCCCGCACGGTGTTTAATTCTGTTGTCAACTGGTCAATTAGCGCGTTATATATGAGAACATCAGTAAATACATCGATTCGTTTATTTAGTGGTCCAATCACGTGTATCTGTTGGGTTTGATTATCAATAAAAGTGCAAAGAACAACATCTCCCTTTTTTAATGTGTTTGTTTTAGTGTTATTGACATAATCAACCCGATTGAAAGTGCATCCAAGTTGTTCAACAAATATTGTTGGTCTATTATTGGCAAAAGATTTTACGACACCCTTGTAGACTCCTCCGCCAATCAATGGGTGAGAGGACCCTTTAACCCTATTTATTTGATTTTTTCTTGTCTTGTCATTAGGCATGTCTAACTCTTTCCTTTATAGTTTTTGTTTGTCTGGTCACCAAGTAAGTTCGTTATCGTCAACCAGTCAACCGACCCAGGGTAAATTTGCCCAATCGCTATTTGTTTTATCTTTTTTTCCTGTCTTGGTGGAGTGGCAAATCTTACATTTACTGGGTCTGCCACCAATTCCTCATAATCGACTTCAGTTATCAGAAAATCATCCGTAAACCATGGTATGTCACCAACATTAACCGTCATCCCTGGTCTTAACCTTACGCCATTTGTTCTCTCGACTATACACGAGCCATCTCCCTCCATCGGGTCATTTTCTGCTTTGTGCATCGATGGCAAGCCGAGCAATTTAAATCTTTGGTCAATCGCTCCGTTTATTGTTTTTGAAGGATAATGCAAGTAGGTGACATATCTTGTCACTTCTTTATTTGCTTTTGCTTTTTTATCATAATACGAATGTTTATATGCGTCATGCCCCCATTTGTACATAAGCCATTGCTGAGTACCAAAATAAAGGGTTCCATCTGACTCAAATAAAACAAATGGATTTTTGTTTTCGTCTTTTGATTCTCCAGCCAATCTTTCCAAAACAGTCCACAATGAATCGGCAACGTTGTCCCCGCTTGCTTGTGTTATTTGTCTTGATGTTGATGTTTGTTGGGCTATGCAGCCCAACCCATATTTTTTTGCTGCATTTCTAACAAAATCACTCCCAGTTCCTTGTACGACTCCAGGATTTTTGTCCCTTTTCATTTGCTGGATTGCTTTTGTGTAGCACTGCACTCTCACCGTCGGTGATGCGCCTTCAGACTGCTCTACTGTCACGTCTGCTATTTCTAAAAAATAAGCCATATATTTATTGTTTACTTCCGCTGCAGCATCCGTAGAAAACCCACCATTTGAAACTCCAGAACCAGACTTAATGTCGTATGTCTTGTGACTTCTGTAAACAAGGGTCTGTCCAACTTGAAAATAATTTTGTAAAGTCAATTCAAGGCCAGGGTCTATTACGGAAAAAGTCACCGCAGTCGCTGCAGAAATTGAATAACTAACGCTTATACTCAAAATTTGAGAATTAAGTTTTGTCAAAAATGGAGGCTTAGTAGATGTGCTGTCTCCCACAAAAACCAAAGGGACATCTCTAGCCGACCCCTGTATGGGGTTGGGGTCTAATTTTAAAGACTTCCCATCTGGAAGGCTTGGATAGTCGACTTCTGTGTTGCTCATGGTGTCGCGTATACAACTTGAGGATTGGGTTGTGATGTCAGGGATTCTTCGGCCAGACCAACCTCGGCTTCTGGCTTGTCTTTTTCTTTTTCTTTTGGCGTGATGGGTTTGTGTCTTAGAACTGGCATCCCAATTATTTCTTGTTTTTCGACTGGAATCTCCTGCAGCGTAATCTGCGCAGTTGCTCGAGTTATTTCTAATCGTACGTTTCTTCTTTGTGCGGTAATTGATAAATCTTGAATGACAAATTGAACTCCTCGCGGAGAACCAGTTTCGTCATACCTAAATTGATTTGTCAAAAGTTTGTCAAGACCGTAAAACATTACTGGGAAAGGGGTCTGAGCCATCCTTTGCAATTTCTCAATCTGTTCAGTCACTGGTGCTTCGAGTCCGTCTCCAGTTGCTGGTCCTCCAGTGGCTACTCTGCCAGGTGACGTGTTTTTTGCAATTAAAAAATTAAATGACACTTGCAACAACCTAAACGCTTTCCAGTCAACAAAAGGGAAACCGCCAGTTCTGTCGATTTGCACCCATTCACCACCAAAACCACTATAAGAAATCTCGCTTGGGGCAAAATCAAAAGAATAATCATTAATGATTGGCTTTACGGCAACTCCGTTTTCATTGACCGTTCTTGGGTACACCTGATACATAATTGGCGTTCCCTGTGAAAAAACAATATTTTGCTCTGATAGCGCCCTACCAACGTCGCCAGACGATAAAAATATTCCCCTGCTTCTACCGACAGTTATTGTCTGTGTAACTCCAGAACGATACCCTTCTGGACCAAGCCATTTTGTTCCATTCGGAGCAGTTGCACCGCCACTACTCGAGCCACCGCCACCACCCGAGCCGCCGCCACCACCACCCGAGCCGCCACCGCCACCCGAGCCGCCACCGCCTGTGCCAGGGTCAACACCCGCGCGATTTTGTAAATCATATAATGTTTTTCCAGCAGTTTTCCTAATTATCCCAATTGCTGCAGGGGAGTATCCCCTGTCAGTTAATTCCCTTATTACATTTTCTTGACCCATTTGTTTTGCGATTGTGTCCCATAAACCAACGTAACTGTCTGGATAAATAACACCCTCAAACAAAAATCCGCCCTTGGTTCCAGTTGATAACTCGAGCAAACCAGAACCTTGAAACTGTTTGTCAAATTGAAAATATCTTGGAAATGCCGCTTGCAATTCCTCAATTGTGGTTATTTTTTTGGTTTGTATTTTTCCATCCGCGGTTCTTTGATTTACGTATATCGCCTTTGGGTCAGCATTTGCTCCTCCGACTTTTCTTGCGTAATCAACATAGGTATTCCACGCAGTAAGTATTTCCTGAACTGTCGTATTTGCTTTTAAAACGTTGGTATTTTCGGCGCCAACATACCAGCCAACCCCAGTGTTGGTTAGGGTTCCATAAACTTGATTTCTTTGGGTAAGTTTTGGTTGCTCCATTGTCGCATCAAATGTTGCAGAAAAAACACTATTTATAAATGACCCTGGAAGTGGTTGACTTAGAACTGGGTCTTTCCCGCACCATAGGGTCGGCAAGTTTTCATTCCCAACTGAATGAATCATTGGACAACTATTGGTATTTACGGACCCGACTGGAGGAACGCCGTTTAGGAAATATATGTCTTCATTAATTCGCTTCTTATTGGAATCCAATTTGAACCAAACTATAGGATTTGCCCCAAGTGATGGATATTTTCTTTTATAAGAACTTTTAACATTTACACACTGCAAATCTGTTTCCATATACGTAATTGAGCCAACAACATAGGAACGTGGAACACCAAGAGGCATAACCGTTAACCTCTATTCCCATATTCGTACATTGCTCTTTCGAGTTCTGCTTTAATCATCGGAACTGCTTCCTTCACGCCAATCCCATTCACATTCAGATTAATCGTTACGCGATTGGATTTGGCGGACATCTCACCATCGCCAGAAGTTGAACTTGCGTTAACTTGGGAATAGGAGGGGACCGTGGTGTCACCCATGGGACCAGGCCCAGGGACGACATGCAAATGCCTATTTGTTGAACCGCCGTGGAATTCTGCAAACCCACCGTTTCTTTCGACAACCGTCTTGTACATGCCAAGTTGATTGCCGACCAAATCATATGCTCGGCCAGTGATATGGTCTGAATTTATAGACCCAAGGTTGTTGGTTCTGAATGACGACGTGACCATGCGTTTTCCAGAAATCATTGAATTCATTGCTTCGTGTCTTGCCAAGGTCTTAGACAATCTGCTTGAAGTCGTGTCGCCAATTCCCTTGCCGCGAGGGGTTCTTGTATCGGCATCAATGAGGCCAGCGTCTATAAATAAAGTCCTTAGACTTTCAGCACTCCACCATTCTGGTTTGTCTGCATCCTCGCCAAAGAATTTACCCATATCTTCAACGACTTTCATTTCAGCAAGCAACAATTCAGCCTCTTTGTCTATGTTGTCCTTGGCAAGGGTGAATGCTTTTTCCTGTGCAGAAATTTGGTCAACTTGAACGTTCATGCCAAATGATTGCAGAAACTGTTCCGCACTTGAGAAACCAGCAGTCTTGTAATCTCCAGCCGAAAGTATGTTTGTAAATCTTTCTTGGTCTTGAGTGCTCAAAGTTTTAAACTTATTTTCAACTTCAGCCATCATGGCTGGGTCGGTAAGTTTCAAATCGTTCTGTGCTAATACCGCTCCGAGTTGTGGTTTAAGGGTATTAATCATATTGCTCTCGGCATCCGCGAGTGCTTTGCTGGTTGCTTGTCCAACCTGACCAGAGTGAAATTGATTACCCAAACCACCCAGCGGATTTTTCTTCCCAGTTAAAGGGTTTACCTCCTGAAACGCAAGTCCTTCGGGGTCGCCTATTTGTCTTTGAAGTTCAAAATATGCTTTTGTTGCATCACCGCCGTACATGTTGGTGAGTTGCTCAAGATATCCCTGGAATATCACCGATGCATCTTCGGTCGTTACTTTTGCATCTTTGCCCCTGCCTTTAAAGTCCGTGAAAAAGTTCTTTACAATGTCGTTCAATATATGCGGAGCATTTTGTTGTTTCAGCGCAGTTTCAAAAGCATCCGAAAAAGACTTTGCGTTCATAACTGCAATAGCATTATCTATCTCCCGTGCTGTTCTGACGATAGTCAGACCCATCGTTTCCAATGAAATGTTGAAGTCGTTCATGTTGTCGGCAAGGTTTACGCCAAATTGCTGAGCCATTTGGACAACTTCAACTTCAGTTTTCCCAGTCATTTCCTGAATAAGTTTGATTCGTGCCTCGACTATGTCGGCGGTGTTGTTGTAGGCCTGCTGGTAAGCCGCACCTTTTTTGCTCAAATCTTCTAAGAATTTTTGGTTGTATGCGTCATCCACGGGCTGGTCTTTTTTGAGAAAGTCAATCCCCATGAATTTATTTTTTTTCTTTTCATTGAGTTTGTTGTATTGGGCTTGCGATATTTCTCCAGTTGCATACAACTCATTTATTGAGGCTGCTCTCTCCTTTCTTCTTGCACCCTTACCCTTAATCGCTTGCATTATGCGTTGACCCCCATAGGCGATATTTCCCCCAATAAAACCAGCAACACCACCAACGCCAGCGCCAGGAAGCGCGCCAGCGCCAAAACCGAGCGCGCCGATTGCCGCGCCTCCTGCAGTGCCAGCAGCAGTCATGCCCATCACGGTGTCCATGTAACCCATGTTGTAAGTTGCCTCTACACCGCCCTTTGCACCCCTGCCAGCAATTTTTGATATCTTGCCCATTCTGTCCGATGCTTTTCTTAATGAGTCAATAAGAGTTGTTTCTTTTTTCCCAGACCTGTGGGCACTTCCTTCTACCTGTGCCAGTTGAACCATTATTTCACCAGTGGTCAGCGCAAAGAAGTTTTTGACTTGGGCTTGCGCTCTCTTGCTTGCGTTTTTCATGGTGTTCACTTGGGCCATTATGGCGCCAGTAATGGTGCCGATGGTTATTCCAATAAGAGTGCCTGGCGCCTTCATCACGGCTTTTGCCTTCATCATTCTCGTAGCGTCATCACCCAGGTCTGCTCGTCCAAAATTGCTTCCAAAGAGCCCACCAGCAGCAGCACCACCCAACATTGCGAATCCAGAGTCTTCGCTTGTTAGACCAACACCACCAGCGGCAATTCCTAGACCCATCTTGGGAGAAAACATTGCTGCTGTGCCACCAAGGGAAAGCATCGCCGCCATTTGTTCGTTTTCGACTTTGTCAGCCATGTTCATCAAAGCCAATGAATACATGAAGCCACCCATTCCACCAAATGGCTTATGTCCTTGCTGAGCGTCTGCGTTGGCTTGGTTTTGGAGGTTGCGTCCGTTCCCGCCAACTGCTGCCATTGCCCTAAACATTTTTGAAAAATTGCCTGGGGGGCCTGCTGGATTTCCCTTTCCAGTTATGCGCAGCATCGCGCGCCGTACTGCACTTGGCGTTGGCGCTGGCGGACCGTGAATGGGCCCACCTGGCGGCGGTGGTGGCAGCGAACCGCCTGGTGGCAGCGGAGGCGGTGGTGGACCACCACCACCTGGGCCGCCACCGCCAGAACGCAATCTCATTAGGGTTCCAGTTGCTTTGCCCAATGCCTTGCTGAAATGACCAAGACCCCTTGTAGATTTATCGGATGCGGTGCCGAGGCTAGTTACGGCAGTTGTCGTTGCTCCAGATGATTTAAGAAGGGTTGATGCGGCTGAGGTACTTGCTGAAGCAGCGGCAGAGGGCGCGATAGCGGCGGCAGCGGCTTTACCGATACCTAATTTGCCCATAATTCCTTTTACGGTCATAAACCTTGCTGCTGTGCCACCAGTTTTGTCCCACAAATCTTTTGCCTTCGGCCCAAGCCACCCACCTTTCATAAGTCCACCAGCAACAGCGCCAGCGGCAGCCCCCTTGGGGCCAGCAACCTTACCCACCTTATAACCCTCGTAAGCGCCTTTGAGTGTCCCCATCAAACTGACTTGTTTTGCCTGCACGTTCATTTGGGCGACGTTCTTGTCAACAAGTGTTCCGCGTATCGTCTTCATTCCTCTTGCCATCCCCATAAGCGCCAAAAATGCGCTTCTGTCACTAAAGAATGGCAAATTAGAAAGAGTGTTAAACAATGACAAGAATTGGTCTACGAGCACCGAAACTGATTTGACTATTCGACTTATTGTTGGAAGATTGTTGACAATAATTCTTTCAAAAAGACTTAAAAGTTTCAATAATGCTGAAACAGAATTGCCAACTTCTTGTCCAAATTTTTCAAATGCAGGAGCACTCTTTTGGAGAGTTCTGTTGAACTCTTCGCTTCTGTCTTTTATCTCATTCCAAATTGGCTTCCACGCTTTACCAAATGATGATTCAATAACTTCTGCACCATCAATCAATGGTCTTAGTCCATCTGCTATTTCGTTCCAGCCTTTTTTAAAACGGTCCCACCAGTCGCCAAGACGTTTAAACATTCCTTCTGATTTTGGCAAGTATTCGCTAATCAATTTCAAATAAAAATCTGATACTTTTTGAACAGCGCCAACAAGAGTGTCAACAAATCCTCCGCGCTTTTCCCATCCAGCAACTATTCCGCTGGACTGTTTTAACGTGTTAGAAATTATTCTAAATATTTTTTCAAGCCCAACTTTGGCTTCTGGCAAAAACTGTTGACCGAAATCAGCAAATTGAACTCTTAGCAAGTTAAAATATTTTTTCATTTGTCCAATTAGTGTTCCGTTCACTGCATCCATTTGCCCAGTGACTCCACCAAGTTGGGCGAGGGTCCCATCCTGGATTGCCTTAATCAATTCATCCCTTGTATCAATTCCCTTTTTCTTAGCCTCATCCATGGCTTTTGTCATCTCTGGTCCCATGGCCTTGGCGGCTTCAGAAATGGCGCCAAATCCTTTTTTCTTGTCCTGGAGAACGGCCACAAGTTCTGCTGCTTTTGCCAAACCCTCTTCCAATGGTTGACCAGCAGATGCAAAATCAGTAAGACCTTTGAGCAACCCCTTGCTTTGTCCAGTAAACCCAGTTTTTGTTTTGGCAAGCGTCGAATACACCTTGTTCAGTGCTTCTGCCCCAGCGCCAGCAAGCATGGTGTCAGCATGGAGACTTCGCATGTCAACTTGCGCCTGTCTTAGCCCACTACCAAATTCTTTGTGACCCCTTCCAGCGTAAGCAAACTGTGCTGCCTGCTGTTCCCTTATCGCCGCAGCCATCAGGCCTATTGCCACCGCAGTACCAGCGGCTGTCGCAGCCAATCCCTTGAGGGCAACGTGATACGACTTGACTAAAAATCTTCCAGTTATGAAAAGCGCGTGCACACCGACCAGAGCAATGCTCATCGCCCCAAGTGACATTGTTGCCATTTTGAGACCGCCAACAAGCATTTTTTGCATCATCCCGCCGAACGCGGCAATTGTTTTATGAATCTTGAACATCATTCGTTCAAGGGTCCTGCCCCCTTTATCGACGCTTTTTAACGCTGTGCCCGCTACCGTCGTCGCGGCGGCCATGCGCAACATTGCTTTGCTGACTTTGTCGCCAGCCTTTGCCATTAAGTAGAGGCGGCCAGTCGTTTTTGTTGCGTGGTCGCCGAGTTCGTCTACTCGTTCCGTTGACCGCGTGGGACCCTCGTCACGAGTGGTCCTTACGTTGAGAACTATGTTTCTTACTGCGTCAGACATTGTACCTAGCCGAAATTAAAGATGTTCTTTAATGACTCGTGCTGAGGGGAGTGCTACCGTTTTTTCTCCAGTTCGCGCCGTTCTCGCTCGCGGTCTTGCTCTACCACTTTAGCACAAGCCATTAATATCAGCCATTCAATATCATTGCAGCGCAGCAATTCGAGGGGGTTTGTACCCCATAGTTCACCAAGCCTTGCGGCATTGACGATTATCGAGTCTTCGATTAATTCGTCGAAGACTCCTTCATAGGGTCCTCGGTGTCAACAGTGTCGGAATATCCTGCTGCCTCAAGAATTGCTACAGCCGCTGACTCGACATGCGGGTCAACGCCAAAGAAGGCGCGAACACAATCTGGCTGTGGGCGAGTTGTTTCCGTCATATCAAGAATAAGGTCAGACGCAAAGGTCAATTCATTACCATCGGCGTCTCGAACTTCTTCATCGTTGAACATGATGCCACGAGTTGTGGAGCCAACCACAAGACAAGCAAATCGAAGCGCATCCATGCCGTTCTTGGTGTCTTCGCCAGCAGCCTTGCGCCACGAACGAATTTGATGCTGGGTGATATTCGGGCTAATAATGAGTTTTACGTTGGGGCGCTCAGGGACGTTCAGATAAACGATTGGTCGCTCAACCTTTTTGCGAATGGCAGCAGAAAGTTGGTCAAGAACAGTAAGTTCTTTTTTTTCTGATTTTTCAGCCTTTGCAGACTTCTTTGGTTCTTCTGGGGATGTGTACAGTTCGTTGTTGCTCATGGGCACAACCTAGCACACTGGTCTACACTCAGTTGTAAATTATTAAGTTAATTTACTTGCTGGCAACCGTTGAGACCGAGAAGGTCAAAGCAAACGTTGATGGAGCGCCCGATGACGAGTCTCCGTCTGGTTCGGTAAGACCGACCAAAAGGGCCTTTGAGTAGATGCGGTCAAGACCTGGCTTCTTCAAGTCACAGTCAAATGTCTCAACCGTAATGTCGTAGTAGGCCTTACCGACGTACTCACGCAACTTGGCAATCTTTGCTGCCAAACCGCTGGCGCCGTCAGATGGTGTTCTGTCGTCGTCGTAGTGTGCGGTGAGCGTAATGTCGCCAATATCGAATGGAGCGCACAGGACGGTGGGCGATGCCTTGCCACCCTCGTAAATCTTCTCTACCGAAGCGGTGATTTCGCCACCCGACACCTGCGCAAACAGGAAAGTCTCAAACTTGGGCAGGTCCGAGATTTGTTGCGCGCCGTGCGGCGCAACCTTTGCAAGAACTTGCCTTTGTGATACTTTTGCCATGATTTATCCTCCGTTGATTAAACGACCGACTTGGTCAGGTTCGACTTGACGATGTCGACTTCAATCTTGTCGCCAACGCTCGAAACTCGAACGCCGACTTTTGCCTTGACAAGACCATCGGACAACTGCGAAGTTGGGTTGATTGAAGCATCGCACTTCACTGAGTAACCGAAGTCGATTCTCTTTCCATTTGTGTCGAACGCTTCAAACAGCGCGCCGTTTGCACGGAGCGGCTCAAGAATCGCGAACAACTTTGACTCAACTGCAGCGAACACCGTGTTGCGGCCATCGATGACGCTGAAGATGAGGTCTTCAAGCGAGCGGTTGGCTTCAACCACAACTTGATTGACAACGTCCTGCGCCGTGATATAGCGGAAGTTCGTCGTGTCAGAAGACAGCGAACGAGCGCCATACACACGAATTGTGTTATTAATGACACGAATTGCATTTACAAATGCGTCATCAAGTGCGTCACCATTCGTCTTGTCAATGTCAGTTGCAACACCATTGACAAACGAAGCCACAGAAATCAAACCAGCGCCTGGTTTGTGGGCACCAACCTGAGTGTGTGCGACCGCTCGTTTTGCGGCAGCGTAACCCACAGGTGGAATCAATCGATTGACACCAGCGATGCTTGTCGGAACAAAAACCCACGGATAGAAATAAGCGACGTGCTCGGTGTTGTCACCAGCCGCAGACAAGGTTTGTCCAGTAGACGTTGCCTCTGCAATCGTGTCGTCAAACGCGCCATACAGAAAGGCGACCCTGTTATATGTATTGGCATGATTTGCCAAAGCCGTCTGAACCGTTGCGTTTGACGACTCTGCGCATATTACGGCACCAGTTCCAAATGATTCAAGGAACAAACTGAGTCCAGCGACATAGTCGGCTGCGGCTACGTCTTCTTCATTGTCATCCCCAGCACTAAGCGCGACTGGTGATGCGTCGTTGTGTGGTACGCCAGCCTCACCAAGGTCCGTGGCGCTTACAAGTTTTGACACCGTTGGGTTGGAATTAATGCGACCGACTGCTTGCGCAACCGTCGTGACATTGCCCGTGCTGAACACAAGCGTGCCACCATCAAAAATCTTAATGATGAATGTACCAGTAGCAGTTCCTGGATTTATACACTGAACAGTGATGCCAGTACTCCACGCACCAGGACCGTTGGCTGTAATCGTCATGACGTTTGTTCCGCCAGCGCCAGCCGTTGTGTCGAGGGTTCTTGAACCAGTTGAATGACCAGAACCAGCAACACGCGCAATCCACGCTCTTGTCCCACCCTCTTCAAAGAATGTCTGCACTGAAGGATGCGTGTACGAGTACGACGCATAACCACCATAGATTGCTTCAAATTCTTCGAGACTTGTGACCAACTTGGATGAAGTCACTGGACCACGCGCCGTCTTGCCAACAAAGAACGCCTGTGATGTCTCAACTGCCGTTGTGGCGTTTGGTCCAACTCTTACTGCTGTTTGTATGCTTACGCCTGGCATGACACCTTCCTCACTACTTGAGAACTACGCGTATTAATTTGATTCCTATTGTACAGAACTGTTGTCTTCTGTGACAGCAACTGTTGGTTCTAATTGAACTTCGACTGGTTCAACATTTTTTACTTTTGATTTTGGTGATTTTGGGGCTGAAACGGTGTGAAGTACTTGCAATTTTCCTTTTTCAATTCCCGCCTTGCAGATGGGGCACGACTCATCAACGGCTGCGACCCTCATGCTCGAAAGGATTCTGCCGTCTTCACCAATTTCAAGGGGTCCAAGGGTGACGTTTTTGACGATGAGTGCTGGACCATTGACCGACGAGTAGTCGCCGTTTTCAATAATTTTGAATAGATGCGACATTTTCGCAGTCTCCTTACGTATTGCGGTATAAATTGTACCTTATAGATAGTTAGTCAATAGTATGGGTTTCAAAGCCAGAACTTGTCATCAAGTTGGTATCCGTAAGTCCCTGTTGGGAAATTGATAGTTCAATCTCTGAAATTTCCCCAATATCTTGACGGGTTACCACTTCATTAATGCCCAGGTCGTAACCGATGTAGGCGCCGCACAGAACCCTGTCGCCTTTCAGCAAAGTGATTTCAGAAAACTCTTCTCTCATGGTTGCTTCGTCAATCATTACTTGAAATGACTGTCTTGGGTCAACCGCTTGCAGACACGGATAGTCCAAAAGGGCAGAACGAATAACTGAGGTGAGCCTATCTCTGGCAATGGTCGCCTCGTCTGCACCGACGGCCCTGCACCAAACATAAGTTCTCATTGCATAGACAACTCGATATAGCGGGTCTGGTCCATCAAAACCCATTCTGTCAAAACGTGTTGTTGATATTGCAACGGTAATAATTGTTGGCCACACATCAAGGGCGAGCGGTTCATAAGTGAAGTATTTTTCTGGCATTGGCAACTCAGTGCTGGAAATATCCCAACCATTTCTATAGCGAACAACTCGTTTCGGCAAATCGTTTTGCAAATACGACGATACATAGTTCTTGGCAAAATGTGAGCCATGCATCAGATAGTTAGCCATATCAATCCACTCCGTCTAGTCCCTCAACAATGTAGTCGACAACTGTTTTTGCTGCGTCATCAATCCATCTTTGTGGCGCAAAAAGAATCGGGCGTGCTGGCATTCGTTCGGTTCCGTATTGATGAAATCTTGCAATTTTCCCCGAGAATTTAAATGTTGCACCGCGCGCCCCACCGTCAAGTTTTGGACCTTTGGAAACTTGTCTAAATAATTCACCGCTTTGAACCAGTAGTGGCGCTCCAGGAAAATTCGTTGCTTTCCATGATGCATATTCTGCGTCCAGTGGTTTCCATCCGCCAGACGGTAGACCCTGTGCGGTGAAGTTGGAAATCATGTAGCCCCTTAGGCTTTCATGCAACTTGGGCCAAACAGGGCGCAAATCACGCATTCTTTTGCGCACGTCTTTTAGATACTCGTTTGCGTCATCATCACCATCAATGTCTACTTTTATTTTGACATCAAATTCAGCAAAACGGGCCATTATGCAATTCTTCTTCGAGAATATTTTTTAAGTTGCATTAATTCGGTCTCCAAAAATCCAGTTTCGACGGTGGCCACACCTCGTGGATTTAGGTCTTTAACACCGACAACGTCATCGTGCATATTTTGCATTTCTCGTGTTGCGGCACGAAGAATCATGAGTTTAAACATCTTGATGTTGTCACCATCTAGCCCACCCCTGTACGTAACCCTGATTATGTCGTTTGCAAAACCAGTGTAAATATCCAATCCGTATCTGCGGACGGTGTAGTCACTTCCGTTTGCTGTTGCTGTTCCACCCGACGTGTAAGCACCAGTAACACCAGAATTAGCAATAGAAAAAGTATTAGTTGCTACGGCAGTGATTATTTTGGCATTGATATTGTATGTCGCTGGTGTTGCTCCCGTAATCGTTACGGTTTGACCAAGAGTAAATCCATGATTTCCCGCAGTGTAGGTTGCGGTTCCAGATGAAACTGTTGCAGCAGTAATTGTTGCGGTTCTCTTTACTGCCTCACCAAGGATTTTATTGTTGATTGTTGGTCCATCCATTTCAACTTTTGAAACAGAAACGATTGGTGTATGCCTCATG